AGACATCTGTGGAACAGTTGCTGATCCAAATCCGCTCTGCGGTGGACAACAACGGTAAGCGTATTCGCCTGAAGGCGGAGCAACTCGTGGTACCTCCTGCTTTGGAATTCCAAGCAGAAGTTATCTTGAAGTCTGTCCTCCGTTCTGGTGGCGCTGACAACGATCTGAACCCTATCAAGTCTACTGGCATGTTGCCAAACGGCGCCCACGTGGTGACTCGTTTGTCCTCAAGCAAGGCTTGGTTCATTCAGACCGACGCTGAAAACGGTTTGATGTTGGTCATGCGTCGTCCTTTGGAGCGTAGCTCTGAAGGTGACTTCGAGACTGACAGCATGCGTTACAAGGCCTCTGAGCGTTATGCTACAGGTTGGCACGATCCCCGTAATATGTACGGCACGATCGGTTTGTAATCGCAGACCTAGCCGGAAATAAAGACCCCGGCACCCTAAACGCCCTACCTGCAAAGGTAGGGCGTTTTTGTTTGTGTATATGGGTAATTCTATGTAAGAGCTTTAATCAGCATCGACCCGTAAGGCTCACGGGCGGACGCCATAGAGACGGTGCTGTAATCTTTCTATGGAAAGTACATAAAAATGTCAGTAACTTTTAACACCCCTATCCGCGTTTTTAAGCGCAACAACCCCACTAACGACGGCACAATTGCCCCTGATAACACAGGCGCGGTTCAGTGTGCTCAACAGGACTTTATTGAACCTATCGTGGCAACCCGCCTTGCTGGTGCAATTCCTACGTTTGCTGTTGGCACAACCACAGCGGCCCCTTGCGTGATCCCCGCTGGCGCGATTGTTAACCACATTTTCTTCATGCAAACTTCAGCGCCTTCAGCGTTGACAGGTGGCGTGATCACTGTGGCTATTGCCGGCGTTGACGTGGGTACAATTACCCCGACAACTTCTGGTGGTCGTATTGGTATTGCGTTTACCGCCTCTGCCGCTGTGGCCACAGTGTTGAACAACGTCGGTTCTACCGACGCAACCGTCACGTTCACCGCAACAGCCATTACAGCTATTACAGGCACCTTGGCAGGCACGTTTGACATCCAGTACACATCGCGTAACCCTGACGGTTCTATCATCGCCTACGGCGCTGGCTACACCAACAACTAAGGACCGACATGCGTCAAGTAACAGTTGGAGCGGACGTTCTTGTCCCAATCGACCAGTACATTGCGCCGGTCAACGTTTCTTACGTTGCCACCGGCGGTGGTACCGTTCAGATCTCTTACACTGACCCATTCCCACTAAACGCGCAAGGGTACCCTGTACCTACCGCGCCGGTGATGACTTGGGTATCAGCGCCCGCCAGCCCTATCGCGAACCAGCCTTTCCGGGCTATTCAGGTAACTGGCGGCACTAACTCCACGCTTACTGTAATCCAAGCCGGAGTTCGTTAATGGGTAACGCCTTTTACGGCGGCCTTTATTGCGATACGCACGGGCAACAGGTGTTGTCCGTTGCGGTATGCGACCGATGTAGCCGCAAACTACCATATTCCATGCTTCGGGAAGACCCGAACTCGCCCGGACTTATGGTATGCCCTGATGATGTGGATCAGTTTGATCCATGGCGTCTTGCGGCTATTCAAACCGAAAATATCACACTCAGGCACCCAAGGCCTGATGTTTCCGTTGCCATTCCGGGCAAGGGTGGTCTTATTATCAACGCACCCAACGTGGCCAACATTAACCAAGGTCCTAACATGCTTGGTGATGGTACGGGTAATTCAATGACCCCCGCAACGTACGGCAACACATCTAGCACACCTACACCCGGCGACCTTGAGGTAACATAAAAATGGCTGACATAAGCATACTCCAATTACCACCGGCAACGTCTGTAGGCGCAAACGACGTCACGGTTATTGTTCAAGACGGCATCACTAAAAAAGCCGCCGTCACGGTGTTTCAAAACGGCATAGTTGGACCACAGGGCCCCGCAGGCCCACAGGGACCACAGGGCGTGGCAGGCACCCCCGGCGCACAGGGTGCACAAGGCGTACCCGGCCCCGGTGGCCCACAGGGTGCGCAGGGACCACAAGGCATACAGGGCGTACAAGGCCCCGTTGGCGCGCAGGGCAATGTTGGACCACAAGGACCCACTGGCACGGCGGCAACAGCCACAGCGGGCACCACAACAACAGGAGCCCCCGGCTCGTCTGCTTTAGTTGTTAACTCTGGTACAACGTCGGCCGCTGTTTTTGATTTTACAATTCCCCGAGGCGACACAGGCGCAACAGGGCCTGCAGGACCCGGTGTGGCCGTTGGTGGTACCGCAGGTCAGGTGTTGATCAAACAAAGTGGCGTAGACTACGCAACCGCGTGGGGCAGTGTTACCGGCGGTTTATCGTACCAAGGCTCTTGGAACGCGTCAACAAACACACCAACACTAACGTCTAGTGTTGGAACCAATGGCAACTATTACATTGTCAGTGTTGCGGGCGCAACCGCACTGAACGGTATTTCAGACTGGCTAGTTGGTGACTGGGCTATTTTTAACGGCTCTGTGTGGCAAAAGATTGACCAGACTAACACAGTAACCTCAGTTAACGGCCAAGTAGGCGCGGTCAGTCTCGCGTACGCGGACCTTGCAGGTGCGATCCCAACGTGGAACCAAAACACAACTGGCACTGCGGCTAACGTTACTGGTACGGTTGCTGTTGTAAACGGTGGCTCTGGCCAAACGTCTGCCCAAGCGGCAATGAACACTTTTGCTGGCGCGGTTACCAGCGGCTCGTACCTGCGTGGTAACGGCACAAACGTGGTAATGGCCACGATTCAAGTGGCCGACGTTCCAACACTTAACCAAAACACAACGGGCACCGCGGCAGGACTATCCACCACCCTTGCAATTGGTTCTGGTGGTACAGGGCAAACAACGGCCTCTGCGGCGTTTAATGCTTTATCACCAATTACAACAACCGGCGATTTAATTTTAGGCAACGGCACGAACAGCGCAACACGTTTAGGCATTGGTGCTAACGGCTACTTGCTAACCTCTAACGGCACAACAGCGTCGTGGCAACCGGCACCAGCCGCTGGTGTTACTTCTTTTAGCGCGGGCACAACAGGATTTACACCATCAAGCGCAACCACAGGCGCAATTACACTGGCAGGCACACTGGTTGTTGGTAATGGTGGCACTGGTGCAACAACATTGACAGGTTATGTCAAAGGCGCTGGTACAACAGCATTAACAGCGTCAGCAACAATTCCAAACACAGACATCACTGGTTTGGGAACAATGTCTACACAGGATGCAACCTCTGTTGCTATAACTGGTGGCACAATTAACGGCGCAACGATTGGCGCTACAACAGCGGCGGCAATCACAGGCACAACAATTACAGCCTCAACTAAATTTAGTGGCTCTAATTACGACGCAAGCGGTTCAGGCGGGGGGTCTTTAAGAACTTCAAGTGGTGCGGCTTGTTTGCAATGGGGTGCGGGCGGTGGTGTTAACTTGACGCTTGATGGCGCGTTTAACATGAACCCCGCCAACGCAACTATTTCTATTGCACCAACAGGCACAGGAACATTGACCGTCAACCCTGCAACAGCAGGCACGATCAACAACATGGTTATTGGTGGAACAACCGCCGCCGCAATAACGGGCACGACTATCACCGGAACAGCTTTTGTTGGCATCTCAGGGGGCACGTTCTAATGGATTCGCAAGACCTGTTCAACGCGGCGATAACGCTGTCTGGTGCCTTTGGGGGTTGGATCTTGAAAACAATCTGGGACGCCATTAAAGACCTAAAAAAAGAAGTGCGCGAGTTAAACCGCGAGGTCAACCAAGACTTTGTGCGACGTGAAGACTTTAAAGATTCTATTGTTGAAATTAAAGAGATGTTGAACAAGATCTTTGACAAGTTGGATAACAAGGCGGACAAGTGAGATGGGTAGTTTTAGCACTAATCATTGTTTGTCTATTAGTTGGTGCTGAAGCTAAAGTTGGTTGCCACGTAAGAGAGTTTTACGGGATAGCGTACACCATACACAACCCGTCAGAACGGCATCAACAGATGTCAATGTGGCTAACAAACAATGTGAAGTTTTGCAGAAGCCAAGATTTAGTGGTTATTTGGAACAACCTGTCCGAGTGGGCGGGTGCGGCGGATTCAGCAGAACTCAGGGGTAAAGTAGTTCATGGGTACAAAGAGGCACTTGAGCGAGAGAAAAAATGATTCAGCTACACAAATGGTACCCGTTTGTGTTTCCCAAAGAGTACGACGTCAGGGCAATTGCCGCTGAAGCCCGTGCACAACGGCTGGAGTATGAGTACAAGCAGGCTCTGAAAGCCGAAAAGTTGAACGAGGCTGTTGAGGCGTATGCCCTTGAGTTGTACAACAAACGCGCACACCAAACAACTGTTGAATTAGAGATATTTTCTAACCAAAGACATTTTGACAAATACGCATGACAAAGAAACCAGTACGCAAAACCCCGATAGAGGTGAAAGACAAGCTGACTCTGTGGGTCACGCTCATGGTAAGCACGACCCTGTGCATTTCGGTATTGGCCATGGTAATGAGCTTTATGCTCGGTCTGTGGGCCAAGGAAGTGGACAACGCAGAAATTTTCAAAATGATTTCACCCGCGTTTTCTACTCTCATCGGCGGCATGATTGGGTTCCTGAGTGGTATCAAGTTGATGCAGAACGAAGACAAAAAACCGAGTTGTAAGGAGTAATTATGTTAGATATTTTAAGCGGCGGCCTATTAGGCTCCATCTTCGGCGGTATCTTCCGCATGGCACCCGAGGTGCTCAAGTTCTTTGACAAGAAGAACGAGCGCCAGCATGAACTTTTAATGTTCTCCCGACAGTGCGATTTAGAGCAACTAAGAGGCGCACAGAAACTCGCAGAAATTGGCGCAGTCAGAGAGGCCGCGGTGGACGTGGGTGTCATGGACGCCTTTAACAGCGCCATTCAACAGCAGGCGGACATGGTCAAAGCCGCAGGTGGGTGGGCCGCATCTTTATCCGCATCTGTACGCCCTGTAGTCACGTACTGGGTCCTGTTTATCTGGTCGTTTATCCACGTCTGGTTTGCGTGGAACGCGTGGCTTGCTGGCGCCCTTCCTATCGAAGTCTTTAAGACAATGATGACACCAGACTTCTCAGCCTTGCTGGCCGGAACCATTAACTTTTGGTTCCTCGACCGTACACTGGCCAAGCGTGGATTATGAACCTAGACCTTGCGGCGGCATTCTGCCGTCAGTTTGAGGGCTACAGGGCCAAGCCTTACCTGTGCCCTGCCAACGTGGCCACCATAGGGTACGGGTCCACCTACTACGCAGACGGGCGCAAGGTGACGCTAGAAGACGCCCCAATGGACGAGCCGACGGCTAGGGCGCTTTTGATGACAGAGTTGCACCACAACTACCTGCCCGGGGTATTGCGTAACTGCCCGATACTAGCGGCAGACGAGCGCAGATGTAACGCCATCGTGGACTTCTGCTACAACCTCGGTATTGGCAGACTCCAGACCTCCACACTCAAGCGCAAGATCAACGCGCAGGACTGGGAGGGTGCCAAGGAGCAGTTAATGCTTTGGACCAAGGGTGGCGGTAAGGTTTTGCCCGGTTTGGTTAAAAGACGAGTGGCCGAATGCGCTTTACTTTAAGGGCATAACGGCCCTTTTTTATGGGTAATTATCTATAGGAGCGCAAGACTATGGCACGAGAACACGACAAACCTATTCCCCGTAAAACCACCGGAAAAGACAAGACGTACAACCCCACCGATAAAGGTGCGGGCATGACGGCTAAAGGCCGTGCTGAGTACAACGCTAAGAACAACTCGAATTTAAAACCACCCGCGCCAAACCCTAAGACTAAGGCAGACGCGGGTCGTAAAGCAAGTTTTTGTGCAAGGATGGAGGGCGTGGTAGCAAAATCTAAAGGCCCTGCGGAAAGAGCTAAAGCTTCTTTGAAAAGTTGGAATTGCTAATATGAAACCCGGACTATACGCAAATATTCACCTAAAAAGAGAACGTATCGAAAAGCAAAAAGCCGAAGG